CTTATGCCCCTTACGCTGATCTCTTATGGTTCGAAACTAGTACACCTGATATTGCACAGGCTAAGAAATTCGCCGATGCTATACATGCTGAGTTTCCAGACCAAATGTTGGCTTATAACTGCTCTCCTAGTTTTAACTGGCGTAAGTTTTTATCTGTAGATGAATGCGAAACTTTCCAACGTGAACTAGGCGAACTAGGATACAAGTTCCAGTTCATCACACTTGCAGGATTCCATAGTGTTAACCTAGCAACATTTGAACTTGCAGAAGCCTACAAGCAACGTGGTATGGCTGGTTATTCAGAAATGCAGGAACGTGAGTTTGCCGCACAGGAACGCGGCTTTACTACTGTCAAACATCAACGCGAAGTTGGCGTAAGCTACTTTGATTTGATCAGCGAAGCAGTAGGAGCTACAAGCACAGTAGCTAATAAATCTTCAACAGAGGCAGATCAGTTTCACTAATGATAGTTTATATCCACGGAGCGAGTGCGACAGCTGAGAGCTTTACGCACATTAGGCAGTATGTTAGAGATACATTTGAAGAACCCGACATAATGCTCGAGTATAAGAGCCATGATGGGTTCTTCAACAATCTCGAAAAGATGAAAGGCCAGCTTGATGATGCCGACAGACTGTTCTTTATCAGTCATAGTCTAGGCGGTATCTATAGTTTATATTTGGCCCATCATTATAAAGAAACTACCAAAGGAGGTGTCAGTTTAAGCACTCCTTATGCTGGCAGCGAACAAGCAGATTTTGCCAAATACTTCTTACCATTTAACAGGTTGATGAAGGATGTTGGTACTATGAGCGAACCGATGATGGAAGCTCGTCATTTGCCTGCGCCTCCTAACTGGACACAGGTAGTAACAACTGCTGGACAGAGCCCGTGGATAAGTGAACCCAACGACGGAGTGGTCACGTTAAATAGTATGCGATCACGCAAAGACTTTGAAATAGTCGAGATGGAGTTAAATCATTACGAAGTGGTTATCAGTGACAGAGTAGTTGATTTGATTATAAACAGGATAAAACGATCACTATGATAGAATTGATATACACTTTAATAATGACACACATAACCATTATGTGTGTTACTTTGTTTTTGCACAGAGCACAAGCACATAGAGCAGTAACTTTTCATCCAGCCGTTGAGCATTTTATGCGATTCTGGTTATGGCTAACAACCGGTATGGTAACAAAACAATGGGTAGCTATACATCGTAAGCATCACAGATTCAGCGATGAAGATGGTGATCCACACAGCCCCCACGTATATGGAATATGGCGTGTGTTTAGTCAAGGAGCATTATTGTATCATGAAGCATCGAAAGATAAAGATATGGTCGATACATACGGTGTTGGTACTCCTGCTGATTGGTTGGAGCTTCACTTATACCAGCCTCACAGTAGACTTGGCATTGGCATTCTCCTTGTGCTCAACACCTTGATCTTTGGATGGTGGGGATTGTTGGTATGGGGTATACAAATGATATGGATTCCATTTTGGGCCGCAGGAGTAATAAACGGCCTAGCACATTGGTGGGGGTATAGAAATGGAACGACACGTGATTATAGTCGTAATATTGTGCCTTGGGGCATTGTTATTGGTGGAGAAGAGTTGCACAACAACCACCACTTGGAACCAGCGAGTGCCCGCCTCTCTCAGAAGTGGTGGGAGTTTGATATAGGTTGGCTCTATATAAAGATATTAGAGTCAGTAGGACTAGCAAGATTAAGAACTACCACATAATAAAAAAGGACATCCGGAGATGTCCTTTTTCTTTCTACCAATATAATATGCCGCTATGCGGGTAATATTATTTCTTCACGCCACTGTTAACGAAGGCGTACATTTTTTCTGCGGTTTCTAACACCTTATCTAGTCCTGGAAACTCAGGCATATCAACCTTAGATACGATCTGACCTGTCTTCTCGTCTCGCTTAGTTGACATTTCCCAACCCTGGAACTTAACATGATATTCGCTCTGGACCAAGTCTTTGGCCATTGCTAGAATATCTGTGCGGATTTCATATCCGTTCTTATTAAACTTTACTTCTGGTAGTTTCATTTCTAAACCGTTATTTGACATAATAATCTCCTTTGTGTGTATGTCTGTTCAACCTTAGGCGGTTGCGTCCTTTCTTGAAAACAACACTGTTGAAGCTTTTTCAACCGCAAAGCGAGTGACTTCGATAGTGTTACTTACTAGAACTTTTGCGAACGCTGTCTGAGCGTCGATATAAGAATGAGCTGCTTTGTTCAATGCTTTATCAGCGATAACAGCATTGGCTACGGCCTTCTTGGCATTCTGGATTGATTCGATGTAAAAATCTGGTGTAAACATATTTTTCTCCTGTGTGTTTGTCTGTTCACTATCAACTACTTCTTTTTCGTTGATGTGTTATTATATATCTCTTATCGCAAAAAAACAACTAAAAACAGATACAATGGCAAGATTTGTTAACCTGCGATAACCAGATAACAAATCATACCTAGGATGGCCCATAAGCAGATCTTCTCATGCATGGGCCAAGCCTCCTCAGTATCCGCCGTATCGTTTGCTGTACTGTGATTTTTTGTATTCATAAAGCGACTCCGAACAAGCGATTAAAAACTCATAGATGCTTTTAAAAACTTTAATCATAGTCCGCGCCCCCATTGGTGAGCATCATACTCACGCTGCCAATATTCTACTTCTGCAGCGTTGGTTGGACGTTTGCTGTTGATATACTGCTCTAAGCGAGTTTGGTAATGTTGCTTAGGAAACATTTCTGCTAGTCGCTCCAATAGCGATAGCATTTTTGCTGATAGTTTATTCATTATGTGAATCTCCGTATGTGTGTGTAGTAACTCATGGTTTCTACTAATGTATTTATACATAGTATTGTGCAACCGCACAAAAAGCAAGTGTTGACACAGCCAAATCTTTTGTTTAAACTAAAACGTATTTGAGTTAAATACAATAACGACTCGGAACAGCAATGAAAGTAAAAACTAGATCAATATTACAAGAGCTTAATGAGTTAGCAGAAGTTCGAAACAAGGATGCCCTGTATGAAAGCAGAGCAACCAATATCATCAACTCTGCTATCAATCTGCTAGAAAGCATTCATAAGGCCTACGACCCAGAAATGGCAGATGAGCTAGAACGTCGCTTTATCAATGCTATCAAAGGTGCAGATCCTGCTAAGTTCACCCGCGGAATACGCAAGATATCAGAATCTCGCAAAGCAAAAAGAAAACTAGAAGAATCAAACAATGAGTGACTTACTATTTGAAGGCGGCAATATCTTCAAAGATGATGCCGGTACAGTTCTAACAGTACGCATTAATAAAGCGGACGTTCTGCCCACAGTACAGTGGCTAGAAAAAGTTACAGGACTTGAACTTACTGATAACATGCTAGGAACGACTGGCAAAAAAGAAACCAGTGGAGATCTAGATCTAGCTGTAGATGCTAATGCTGTAAACAAAAATGAGTTCGCACAACGTCTTATGGACTACATTGCCAAGGACGGTGGTAATCCAAAAGAATGGGTTAAGAAAAGCGGTATATCTGTACACTTCAAAACTCCTATCAAAGGTAATCCAGATAACGGATTCGTACAAGCAGACTTTATGTTTGGTGAACCATCGTGGCTTCGCTGGAGCCTACAAGGCGGCAAAGAAGGCAGCGAGTTAAAAGGAAGCCATAGACACGTATTGTTAGCAAGCATAGCCAAAGCACGTGGTATGAAGTGGAGTCCTAACAATGGATTAATGAGTGGCGACGGCAAAGAACTTATTACCAAAGATCCAAACGAAATAGCTAAGAAGCTGCTAGGACAAACAGCTAGTCCTAAGAATCTACAAGATCCAGAAGCTGTAATCGATTATATCATCAAGCTACCTAACTACGAAGAGCTAGTCGCAGATGCTAGAGAAACACTAGGAAGAGAAGGATTGAAACTTCCAGAGGCAGGCAAGGTAGAAAGTTTTGTACCAGGAACTGGCGCATGGTTCCGTAGGATGATAGAGATTATTAAATGAGAGCTTTTGAGTTTTTAACAGAAGATCTAGCTCCCTCTGCTCCTAAGAAAGTCGGCCGAGAGTTCAACCATCTAGAAGATCTAGTATTCACAGAACCTCGTGGTGCTTTACGTGCTGTCAGCGTATTAAAGAATATTTCAGCTGATGCCAAAAACATCAGCATCAAGTGGGATGGAAATCCTACAGTATATTGGGGTAGAGACGAAGACGGTACCTTCCGTATGGTTGGCAAGAACAACTGGGGTCGTGAAGAAGGGCGCAGTTCTAGTCCAGAAGAACTTAAACAGTTTATCATGAGTCGCGGCAAAGGCGAGGACTGGCGTGAAAAGTTTGCTGGTGATATGGCCAGCCTATGGCCTATATTCGAACGTGCTACGCCTAAAGACTTCCGTGGTTATATCTACGGAGATATCTTATTCCATCCAGGCAAACCCTACGAAGGTCGTGATGGTAAACTAATCTTTACTCCTAACCAAACTACCTATGAAGTTAAAGGTGCTAGCGAAGTAGGACGTAGATTAGGCAAGGCTAAGGTAGCTGTGGCTGCTCATAAACATCTAGATTACTTTGGTGATAAGAGCGGAGAAGATCTAGCAGATGTAAAACAGTTTAATGGATCCCCGGATCTAGTAGTGTTTGGTCAGACCTATGTTAGCCATCAACCTGCTGTCAACGCAGACAACATAGGTACTATAGAAAAGCTAGCTAACAGCTATGCACAGAAGATAGATCAACTGCTAACTCCTACACAAGGACTCAGTGATCTACAGAATATAATCTATACCTATGTTAATCAACGCAGTAGAGACAAGGCATTAGATAGTCTAAGCAGCAAGGACTTCTTTGAATGGATCAAGGGCAGCAAAGTCAGCGCACCTAAGCAGGCTAAGATAGCATCACTAAATCAACAGCATCAGGGAGTCATGGATAATATGTTTGTCCTAGTGCGTGAGTTGATGAAAGCCAAGAATGAAGTTATCGCAGAGCTAGATCAAGCTGGCGGTGATATAGCTGCTCACACCGGAGGTAAGCCCGGCGGCGAGGGTTATGTACACGGACCTGAAAGCGTCAAGCTAGTTCCACGAGATCGCTGGACTCCATTCCGAGCAGATTAAGGCTCTAATCGCCTGATTTTTCCTCCAAAATATAAATACTATGCCGGTCCCGGAGCGGGACTATATTTAAGGAGAAACTAAAATGGCAGATATTACCTCATTAGCAGTTGGCTCAACAACCGTTGGCGCTAACTATCAGAAAGCAGTTACACCATTTGCATATGGTATTCGTGAACTACAGTGGTACAAAGTTCAGTTCACAGGCGTTGGTACTAACCCAGGCAATGCTAACAGCGTATACGCACAAGTACTACGTGGTATCCAAAGCGTTGCAGAAGTACACTATTCTCAAACAACCGCAGCAAACTTCATGGTTGTTGCTATCAGCAAGGGAACAGAAGAAACTAAGACAACTGATGACGCACTAACAAACGCAAACGCAGTGGCTGACCTAGAAGCAGCTATCGAAGCTGTAACAGGTAACGGTGCTACTGTAACTACAGCAGTTTTCCAAACATCTTAATCTTAAGATATTCTCAGGGATGGGAAGCATTAAAGGACCGAAAGGTCCTTTTTTGTTGACTTCTTTTTCTGTAGAGTAAATAATAGCACATTATGGCACGATATAAAATCATTACTCTTGTGGACATTACTCGTACACAGGTCACACGTTCAGAAACTGATAAAAAGAAGATTGGACAACAAGCCAACTTTAACAGTCTCATACAGGCTATTGGTCTAAGAGCTAACGTAAGTTGGGCCAGTGATCCAAAGATGCGTACAGGAAGTCTACCCCGTCCATTCAAAGGTAAGGCCAATCATTGGACTTGGGAGTTTGATACAGAACGTGTAGATGAGTTTCTTAAAGACGATGATCCTGTAGGGCTATTAGTTGACGACCTACATGCAGTGCCAATAGTTACTCTACTCGATGATGACGCAGATCTAGATCCTGCCTGTTTCCTTGTTAAAGGAGACAACTTCAATACCTTCATAGAGATAGTTCCATAATCTCTAGTTAAAATTTCTCGCCAAAATGCCTTAAATATTTTCATAAAGAGGCAGACCATTATGGCATTTTTAAACAACTTTAGGGATAAGACCATAACCCAAATCCGTTGCTGGGCTTGGGCCGCGGCCGTACTCCCAATATCAGCACTAGCAGGCATTTTTTTCGTATGGGCATTTTATGATAAGACGATCTTTGGTTATGCCATGATCATCGGTGAGACTATTATGTTTATGGTAGCGGTACTTTGGTGGTGGTGGGTAATGTTTGTATTGAAGAATCTAGTTAATCAATGGGATAAAACCAAAGACGGTGTAGATGATGTTCTTAAAGATATCAAAGGCATAAGAAGCATAGTACAAGATCTTTTATCGAAAGATAAATAAAGTATCAGGCATTGTTCAGGCGTATTGTTAGGCATCCATATTTTTATTGGAGAAATATCTTTATGTCTGATTTATCACAGACTACGAAACTAGAAAAAGAAAGCCTGGAAGCACACGTTGATCTGTGTGCTATGCGTTATCTTACCTTAGATACACGACTCACTAGCCTAGAAAAAAAGGTAAGTGACGTACATAAAGATATCATCGAAGGTCAAAAGTCAATGACCAAAGTTATTATTGGAACTGCAGGTACTGTTATCGCAGGAGTTCTAGGTATAGTAATAACGATCCTAATGAAGATGGGATGAAAATATACGCAGTTAAATAAAGGACCATAGGTCCTTTTTTTATGACTGAAGTATCAAAACAACTAGAAAAACGATTACAATCGATAATCCGTAAAGGCCCAATATTGCCCGTGAAAACGGACAAGGGTATTCTAGTAGGTGATGTACTAATAGTCAGTGATGGGCCGATCAAACATATCTATCAAAACGATCGTTTGCTTTACAAAGAAATAAGCCTTAATGTTGCAGCTATCGCTATAGCCAACATCATAGCTAAAAGACAGAGCCACATACTTGCAGACAAGATATACAACGAAGACCACGAGTACGGCAAATGGTATCAAGATAGCCAACACCTACGATCTATGTACCAAAAAGCTGTAGATTCGGGCAGTCATTCAAGGGCAGATATATTCTGGGCTCGCTACGTAGAAAGCAGAGAACGGGCTGTAGCTGCCAAGAACCGCGCCCAAACTTTATCGAGGATTGAATAAATACTAGACAACATCTGGATCCGGACAAATGAAAACAACAGATATTTTTAAGATTAACAGAACACCCGAGAAGCTCAACGAAGCTCTGGAAAAGACCTTTGGCAGAAAGCTAAATCTAGAATCTTTTAGCCAAGAACAGCTAGAAGATGCTAGGAACAAGCTACGCACACAGCTCAGCCAAGTTCGTTCACAGTCCGGGTTCAACGAAGACGTAGAAAATGAAGCGTATCTAGAAGCACAGTACATGCTAGATGCTATCAACGCCGAGCTTCTTACTAGATCAGAAGCTCCCGTAGAAGAACCAATCGCTGTAGAGGATGCTCCTCCGGGCGATAAGTACGAACGTATGGTAAAGCATATCAAAAAAGGCTATGCCAAAGATGGTAAACTATCAGACAAAGAAAAATCTATTGCTTATGCAACAGCATGGAAGCATAAGAACAAGAATGAGTCAACCCAAACAGGAGATAACATGACTAAACTAAGAGAAGGTGAGATCCAACAGGCCAGTGCGATCGTAACCGCTAAGACCATGGTGGATAGAATCGGCCGTTGGATTGAAGAACTTTCCGGTATGGAAAATGAAACCCTTCTCCAACTAGGCGATCAGATCCGTGACGAAATGGGCCAAGAGCAGGCCAAGAGCTTTATCAGCACTTGCGCACCTGCTATCCAACAAGCACTAGAAAATCTAAAGCAAACTCGCGACACAGTGTCAAGTGGTGTGCGCAGTCTTGCTAGCGGCGAAGCACCTGCAGATATGCTAGGCGGTGAGCCAGCTGGCGGTGAAATGGGCGGCGATGAAATGGGCCCAGCAGAACCAGACATGATGAACCCAGACGAAGAAGGTGCGATCGGCGGAGACGATTTCGGAGCAGCTGAACCAGCAGCTGGTGGAATGGAAACCACAGGCCGTGAACAACGCGAAAGCATTGAATATCAGAATCGTCTACTAAAAGTATTGGCTGGATAATGAGATTTTCTGATCTAGTCCATGAAGCCGATGCAGCTTCATCGACCCAACCAATGGGTGCATCAGCAACTCCTGGAACTGCTCCTGCTCCAGGTGCTGCTGCACCGGGTGCTGCACAAGCGACACAGGATCCTCAAGCGGCTGCAAAGATGCAGGCTCAACAGGCCTTGGATAGACAGAACAAGAAAAAAGAACTGACTGATCAAATCAAGCAGACACAACAGCAGATAGTAGAACTACAGAAGCAACTGGCCGATCAGCAAAAACAACTGGCGACAATGAAATGAGATTTTTTGAATTTATAGATTCTAATGATGCGAATATAGACAAGTTTATAATCGCACTAAGAAATCACATTGGCCGTGCAGCCAGTAAAAAAGCACCGGCTAAGTTAAACTGGAATGCAGTAGCACAGATGAGCAAAGACACAGGCTTTGAGTTTGGAGCAGACTACGAAACTTTTAAGTCTATGTATGATCAATATCCTATACTACAAAACCTAGTTAAAAACTTTAATGCCAACGGTATGGAACTAAAGGTTCCTGGCGCCCCAGACAGCGAAGAAGAACAGACTCCTGTAAACAGCGGCGAAACAAGCGCAGATGCTGTAGATAAGATAGCATCTAGCGCAGCCCCCAAACAACTAGCACAAGCACAAGCCGGCGTCCAGGCTTGACATTTCTAAAACAATCCTATACTATATATGAATATGAATATTCAAACTATAGCTCCCCCACCTTTTATTGAAAAGTTTCAATATAAGAAATGTACACAGGTCAATGATCCAGTCACACGCAAGAGAGTTTATCTAACTCCTGACGGTGAAAGCCTCCCTAGCGTTACAACTATTCTCAGTGCTACCAAAGATATGACAGCACTTAATGAGTGGAAGAAACGAGTAGGAGAAGCCAAGGCCAAAGAAATCACCACAGAGGCTGCTGGCATAGGGACAGCTATGCATGCCAACCTAGAAAGATTTATTGCTGGCATAAACCGTTTACCGGGCCAACATCCTGTGCAGGTACAGGCACATAAGATGGCTGATATTATCATCAGCAACGGTCTAAGCTCTGTAAATGAAGTGTGGGCTATGGAACAGAGCCTTTACTTCCCGGGATTGTATTCGGGCACTACAGACCTTGTCGGTGTGTATAATGGTGAACCAGCAGTAATGGATTACAAGCAGACTAACAAGCCCAAGAAAGAAGAATGGGTTGAAGATTACAAGATGCAGTTAGTAGCCTATATACTAGCACATAATGAAGTCTACGGTACAGACATCCGTCGGGGTGTAGTCTTCATGTGTTCTAGGGCTTTTGAATATCAGCAGTTTGATCTTATGCCCAGCGACTTTAACAAATACCAAGATCTGTGGCTCAACAAGGTAGAGGAATACTACAACAGTCTAAGATAAATACTCTAACAAGGGTATAAATCTATGGCCGTCGTACAGATCTCTAAAATTCAAGTCCGAAGAGGACAAAAAAACTCAAATAGTGGTATTCCGCAACTAAGTTCTGCAGAGTTCGCGTGGGCCATCGATACGCAAGAACTTTTTATCGGTAACGGCAGCGTTTCTGAAGGTGCTCCTTACGTAGGCAACACCAAGATCCTTACTGAACACGATAACATTCTAGATCTAGCAGGAACTTATCAGTTTGCATCCACAGATACTAGCATCACGCAAAGTATTCCTAGAGGCTTTCAAAGCAAGCTAGACGAATATGTCAGCGTAGTTGATTTTGGCGCGGTAGGTGACGGGTCTACTGATTGTACTACTGCTTTTGAAACAGCATTTTCGCAACTGTTTAGAAATGCTAATCCTAAATATAAAAAAGTTTTAATGATTCCTAACGGAACATATCTTATCTCTAACGCTCTCGCTATTCCTAGCGGAACTATCATTAGAGGCGAGACACCGATGGGAGCTAAGATTAATATTGGCAGCAACAATATTCGTTTTGTCACATCAGCTGGGCAAGAAGCTATTTTCTTTGACAGCTCAAATAGACCAAGCAATATAGATATTTCTAATCTAACCATACTAAGAACTACAGGTCAGGTTGTATTAACAGGTGTTGCTAACTCTAGTTTCACTGACATAACATTTAAAGGAAACTATACGCTAGGAACCACGGTGTCTAATATAGACTCAGAGAAATCTGTGGTAGCTTGGAGCAATAACATCATCGGTACAGCAGTCACTGATGTTAATTTTAAAAGATGCACATTTGATTCTGTAAGTATCGCAATGGCAGCTATTCAATCTAATGCATTTGAAACTCGTCTTCAGATACAAGAATGTAAGTTCTTTATAAACTATACAGCAATCTATATCAATGGCGTAACATTACAATCAAATAAATGGACTATCTCTGACACTGTGTTTGAACAGATGCATCATCAGGCATTTAGATCTACATACGGCACTGACACATTAATCAGAGACACTCGTTTTATAAACTGCGGTAACGGTACTGGAACCGCAGCATCACCAACTACACAGATAGTTTACTTTGGCGAAAGCTCTAACAATATAGTACTAAACTGCACCAGTGATAGGCAGCAGGCCGCAGGAATCGTTTCTTCTGACACCGTGGCATCGGTCACAGAAGTATACAACGGTTCTAAGGTAAACTTTACCGATAGAATCAAAGCCAATATATATCTTTCAGACAGTTACAGACCGTTGACAGTATTATCTGCTTTCAACAAATACCTAGTAGTAAACTATTTCTTAGAACTAGGACCACATTCAAGACTAGGACAACTGATCCTAACCATCGGAGACTATAAAGGAGAAGTATCCGTTAGCGATAACTATCACTATTCAGTCATCGATGCAACATCACCGGAGGGAATACGAATGACAAACTTTCAGTTTACAGCTACACTTACCGATAACGATGCCGACAGTGGCATTGATACAATAGTGTTGTCATATCAGAACCCTCTCTCTTCTGGGGCCACTGGTACGATCACTTTTGACGTTACCTACGGTGTTTAATCTCAGAGGCACTGAACGATTAGCTGAATGGAAACGATTTAGAGACGAACTTGAAACTAGCCAAAAACCCTTAGAAGAGTTGGCAAAGTTTTGGAGTAAAGCCCCATTCGTTAATCGTTATCTCGATCCAAATGATCCTTCCAAATGGCCAGATCCTTGGCATTTGGTGCTTGACGATCGTCTCGACTATCTTGCAATCGCCTTAGGAATGCTGTACACTCTTAAGTTAACACATCGGTTTATGGATTCCAAATGCGAGATACATACAGCACAGGCAGGCAAAGAAACATGCTTCATTCTCTTAGTAGATAATGAACACGTTTTGAATTTAGATTGGGCAGAAGTCGTTCCTAGAACCAAGCTAGAAGGCTACAGAATCAGCCTTCTGTACTCTGGAAACGCTCTGTAATAAATATCTTTCTAATCATTATTATAAGTTGAGACATAGATGATCACAGTTATTAAAAGAAGTGGAGCGAAAGAGCCCCTAGCGGTAGAAAAGTGGCAGGCACAAGTAGCAAAAGTGTGCAAAGGCATCGCAGATGTCAGCCAGTCAATGATAGAGATCAAAGCACAGCCTAACTTTTATGATGGTATTACTACAGAAGAGATTGATGGAATAACTCTAAGAGCGATAATCGATCTTATTGATGTCGAACACAATCCCGATGTTGGCCATACCAACTATCAGTACGTAGCAGGCAAGCAGAGACTCAGCATGTTACGAAAAGATGTTTATGGAGAATATGAACCTCCACACTTATATGAAATCGTTAAAAGAAATGTAAAGGTTGGTCTTTACACTCCGGAGCTTCTTGAATGGTATAGTGAAGAAGACTGGAACAAAATGAATGATATGATTGATCATTCTAAAGATGAAGAATACTCATATGCGGCCATTGAGCAGTTGATAGAGAAGTACTTGGTACGCAATAGAGCTACCAAGGAAATATATGAAACACCACAAGTTCGTTATATGGTTGCTGCCGCGACTGTATTCCATAAAGAAGAACCTAATGCAGCCCGTATGCGTTACATCAGAGAGTACTACAACGCGGCTTCAGATGGTCTGTTTACTCTTGCTACACCTGTGTTGGCTGGTCTTGGGACTCCAACTAAGCAGTTTTCTAGTTGTGTTCTTATCAGGAGTGACGACGATCTGGATAGCATATTTGCTTCTGGGGAGATGATGGCCAAGTATGCCAGCAAACGTGCAGGCATTGGTTTAGAGATCGGTAGACTACGTCCATTAGGTAGTCCCATCAGAGGTGGAGAGATCATGCACACTGGCATGATTCCTTTTTTAAAGAAATGGTTCAGTGACTTACGTTCATGTTCACAAGGTGGCATTAGAAATGCTAGTGCTACAGTCTTTTATCCTATTTGGCATCATCAGTTTGACGATCTCATCGTCCTTAAAAATAATCAAGGAACTGAAGAGACTCGCGTTAGACACATGGACTACGGAGTGGTCCTATCAAGTTTCTTCTGGCGCCGTTTTAAGAACAAAGAAAATATTACTTTCTTTGATCCTAACGAAGTTCCTGATCTCTATGAGTCCTTCTATAAAGACACAAAACTATTTGAAGAGCTCTATGTAAAATATGAAAAGCGCAAAGACCTACGCAAGAAGGTCATGAGTGCCGAGGAAGTTTTCAAGGGTGGTATACTGAAAGAACGCACAGACACGGGTCGTATCTATTTGGTGTTCATTGATAACGTAATGAATCAAGGACCCTTTGATCCTGAATATCACACGATATATCAGAGTAACTTGTGCTGTGAGATCCTATTACCCACACGTCCTTTTAAGAGACTCGACGACGATAGTGGTCGCATAGCGTTATGTACACTGGGATCTATCAACTGGGGATCGTTCCGAAATCCAGAGGATATGCGTAGAGCCTGTAGGATTCTACAGCGTAGCCTGTGTAACATCCTTGACTATCAAGACTTCTTGTCGATACAGAGCAAACTAAGCAATGACGAGATCCAACCATTGGGTATTGGTGTTACTAACCTAGCCTACTGGCACGCCAAGCGCGGCCTTAAGTATGGCGAGAAAGATGCACTACAGGAAGTAAAATCATGGATGGAGCATCAGGCTTACTATCTAACTGAAGCTACAGTTGAACTGGCCAAAGAGCGTGGCAAGTGCCTAGACAGTGATAAGACAAGATATGGACAAGGAATATTTCCTTGGGAACTTCGTTCTAAGGGTGTTAACGAACTAGCAGACTTCACTCCGGAACTTGATTGGGAAAGCCTAAGAGAGGATATGAAACAGCATGGTGTTAGAAACTCGACACTTATGGCTATTGCTCCTGTGGAAAGCAGTAGTGTGGTTATTAATAGTACCAACGGTATTGAGTTACCAATGACATTGATTCAGACCAAAGAAAGCAAGGCTGGATCATTTACTCAAGTAGTCCCAGATTATAATAAGCTCAAGAACAAATACCAACTAATGTGGGATCAGACTGACTGTGTTAACTATATTAAAACTGCGGCTGTCTTGGCTGCTTATGTGGATCAGAGTATTAGTACTAATACTTTCTACAACCCTGCTCATTTCCCAGATCGTAAAGTACCTACTACGTTGATCGCTAAGAATCTCATGCAGGCACATATGTGGGGACTGAAGACATTCTATTATAGTCTGATCAATAAGGCAGGAAGTAAAGTTGTTGATGCAACACCGGAAGTACACTATAACGGATTTCACAATGAAAGAGAAGTAGAAACTAGTATAGAAGAAGACTGTGAGGCATGTAAGTTATAATGGCATTTAGTTTTATTCGTAATGTATTACAGGAAGGCAAGGCTCATGTATTAGAAATAGAGCCGCTTCCTTACGATGCTAAAAAACTAGATCCTAGCATATCAGAAAACACCATAGACTATCATTATGGTAAACTAGCCAAAACCTACGCAGAAAGATATAACAAAGGTGAAGGCGATCCTGACTTTAATGAAGCCGGTGTTTTCCTGCACAACATACTGTTCCAACAATATCAAGAATACTCTTCTAGTAATAAACCAAGCGGTCGCGTACTAGAGTTTATTGAAGAACATTATTCTAGTTTCGATAAGTTCAAAGAAGAGTTTACCAAAACAGCTATGAGTATACAAGGAAGTGGTTGGATCTATTTGGCTAAAGATGGTAAAATAAAAACTATAACTAATCATCAGATCAAGAAAGATATTTTGATTTTAGTAGATTGGTGGGAGCATGCCTGGGCTCTTGACTATCAGGCAGACAAGAAAAAGTATTTAGAGAATCAATGGAAAATAGTCAACTGGGAGAAAGTAAATGGCCTACTCAGACAAGGTTATTGATCACTACGAAAACCCTAGAAACGTTGGCAGCTTTGATAAGTCTGACCCTAATGTTGGCACTGGCATGGTTGGGGCTCCAGCTTGTGGTGACGTAATGAAACTGCAAATCAAAGTCAACGACAAAGGGATCATTGAAGATGCGAAGTTCAAAACATACGGGTGTGGATCTGCGATTGCAAGTTCCTCTCTTGTTACCGAATGGGTTAAAGGCAAGACGCTGGACGAAGCCTCAACTATTAAAAATTCAGCGATTGCTGAAGAACTCGCATTGCCCCCAGTCAAAATCCATTGTAGCATCCTTGCTGAAGATGCAATCAAATCAGCGATAGACGATTATAAAAAGAAAAGACAATGAGCAAACAACAATATAACCTACACGCAAAGACAGACTACCTTCATCGTAAGATGTTCTTAGATCCGGCAGGCCCAGTTACTATTCAACGATTCGAAGAAGTAAAGTATAACAAGATCGCTGACTTTGAAAAAACAGCACGTGGCTTTTTCTGGGTTCCAGAAGAGATTAGTCTAGCCAAAGATGCAAATGATTTTAAGGAAGCATCGGATGCAGTTAAACATATCTTCACTAGTAACCTGCTCCGCCAAACTGCTCTTGACAGTCTGCAAGGTCGCGGCCCAAGTCAAATCTTTACTCCGGTCGTAAGCCTACCAGAACTAGAAGCGTTAGTTTACAACTGGACATTCTTTGAAACTAACATTCATAGTCGCAGTTACAGCCATATCATCCGCAACATCTATAATGTGCCTAAGGATGTGTTCAACACTATCCACGATACAAAACAGATTGTAGATATGGCCTCAAGCGTTGGTGCATACTATGACAAGTTACACCAGATTAACTGTGTTGTAGAATGCAACGGCGATGTTAAAGAAGAAGACCATGTCCGTGCTATCTATCTAGCACTACATGCCAGTTACGCTCTCGAAGCATTCCGCTTTATGGTTAGCTTTGCTACATCATTGGCCATGGTAGAGAACAAGATCTTTATCGGTAATGGCAACATCATCAGCCTAATCCTACAAGACGAACTACTACACAAAGGTTGGACAGCCTTCTTGATCAATCAAGTAGTCAAAGAAGATCCTCGATTTGCCAAAGCAGCACAAGAATGTCACGACGAGGTTATTCAAATCTACAAAGATGTCATTGATGAAGAAAAGGCCTGGGCAGACTATCTGTTTATGAAGGGTCCTGTTATTGGACTTAATGCTAATATTCTAAAAGATTTCGTAGATTATACTGCTGTCGGTGCTCTAAAAGATATTGGAATCAAATATTGGAATCCTGCTCCAAAGTCAACTCCGATTCCTTGGTTTAACAAGCATAGTGATACTAGCAAGAAGCAGACAGCTCTACAGGAAAACGAAAGCACAAACTACGTGATCGGAGTTATGTCAGATAAACTAGATTACGATAGTTTACCAGCTATATAATAATATGTATAAAGCACAGTTTAAAAGACACTCACCATACGAAAGTTGGACCACGATCGGACATTATGGCACTGAACAAGCAGCCGTAAGCTCTGCTCTATCTTATAAGAACAAGGGCATGTTGTTGGTGCGTGTTATTGATAAAAATAATCACGTAATATATTCAAGTTGAAAGGAAAACTTATGCGAGCGATTGTATGGAGCAAGAATGGGTGTCCTTATTGCGATCAGGCCAAGAATCTATTGAACGCTAAGGGCATTGAATACGAAGAAAGAAACATTCAAAAAGATTGGACGAAAGAACAACTTTTAGAAGCAGTACCAGGAGCGAGAACTCTACCACAGATATTTTTAGAAAACGAATATGTAGGTGGGTTCACAGAACTAAGGAATAAACTAACAAATGCTCATTGATAAAGGTGTCATCGAAGGAGAGGTAGTAACTATCAAACTTACTTCTGGCGAAGAAGTTATAGGTAAGTTGGTCGAGATCGGCCCTCTCTATTACAAGATCTCAAAACCTATGGTATTAAGTGCCACTAACAAAGGCATCGGTATGGTTCCATATCTTTTTACCGTAGATCCAGACAAGGCTGTAAGGATTTCTACAGCTACAGTGGTAGTGATGGAAGCTACTCTAAAAGAGTTTGCCAACGCCTACACAGAACAAACCACAGGAATTAAGTTAGCCTAATGACCGAACCAACCATCAGCCCTAGCCCGCAACCGGGCATTACACAAAATCCTGCAGGAGTACCAGCTCACGGACATCCCTATACGGCTATCACAGGGTTACGATTTGGGCCTAATGGTCGTGTTGAACCAGTATATGATAGTGCTGATGTTATAGCTAACAATCAAGTTATTGCTCTTTATAATGCTGCTACAGCCAAAGGAAGTTTTACAAGAAACGCAGTCGGTCCTGTAACTGTTTCTATCGCTGTACAACAAGTAGAAGGTAGCACAGAAAACACAGAAGGTAAAGCCGAAGCTGATAGATTCCTTGCTGAAGGTCGTATTACCAAAGAAGAGCATACACAAATAACAACCACTCCGGCACCTGCAGGTCCTGGAGTTTCTGCACCGCCAAGCATTCCTACCGGAACTACTAATGGTGCTAATGTCTTTGGTCCTGATGCCAAGTTCACCTATGATACTGTACTAACATCTAAGGGAACTACACTAGGTCAAATGATCAAGAATGTAACCTTTCCTAGGACTATCGAACAACTATCAAATGGTTATCCAGGTATGAAACCTCATACTATAGTTAACAATCTAGCAGCGTTCGCGGTCAATATCTACGAGCCTGTCAAGGCACAGTTCCCTAAAGCGTTCCTGACCAATACATTTAGAGATGGTGCTAAGATCGGTGGAGGTCAGCACGGTACTGGTCAAGCAGGAGACTTTCAGTTCAGAGGTCTGCACAGCAGTGGATATTTCGATGTAGCTGTTTGGTTTAGTAAAAATCTTCCATTCGATCAACTATTGCTCGAATACCTTCCAGGTAAGACTGTTTGGATACATTGCAGTTATGCGATCGAAGGTTTACCACATGGTGGTATCAGTGTAGGCAAGAGCAAAGGAAAAGCCAGCCAACTTGCAACACTAAATGGAGCAGCCGGCGGCAAGTTCACTCCTGGACTACACGCAGATATCATTGAAAAAGCTGGCATAAACAGGGTAGTAGCAGGATGATCAAAAAGATACTTTGGAATGCATTAGGTTTCGCCAGCCTAGGAATGGCCTATATTGGATTTGTTACACCGGGCATTCCATTTAGTATCTTCTTAGTATTTTCAGCTTACTGTTTCGCCAAAGTCAACCCAAAGATGCATGCCTGGCTGTATAATCACAAATGGTTTGGTCCCTTCTTGACAAACTGGGGAGAAAAGCGTATATTTCCTAAAAGCGGTAAGATATTAATGGTCGTGGTCATGGAGTCTTCTTTGATCATAATGTGGTTTACCACCCAGAATGTCAAAGCCGTTGTGGCAACAGGCATCACTATGTTGTTAGTGGCTATTTGGGCTTGGAGATATCCAGCTAACAAAGAAGAATGGCAACGTCGTAAAGATGCCGGTGAAAAGATTGGATGGTTTAAATGATTATTGATTTTGCTAACAAGATTGGACGTTGGCATGGACAGTTCTTCCTCTGGTTGAGCAAAAAGGCTGAAAGTCATCCCTTATGGGCACTGGCTCTAACTTTTTGGGCTCTCTACGAGATTTTCGAGCATATCGCTCTCCCCACTATCGCTATCCTTTGGGGTACTGGTAGTATCGAAATAAAGTAAAGCATGGATATGAATACAATGGCTGTCTTCTTAGGAGGCAGCATACTTTTTACCCTCGGAATCGTGGTAATCATTGTTGGCATTGTAGTAGTCAACAACATACTGCACAAACATTGGAAACCAGTAAAGATCTTCCACCCTGACAGTTGGAAAGGTTTCCTTCCTCCAGAACCAGCCAATGAAAAGGACAAGAAAGATGTCGCAGACGATTTGGGAATCAAAACTCGATAATATCTATCAATGCGAAGTTACTCGCACAGATGAATATCGAGGCGTTCTAAAAGTAACTAACACAGAAAACGATTTCGTTTTGTTAGAACAAGAAGTCGGATTGAGTTATGATGCTCGATTCGGTCCCGATATGGCAGACGTTGCTGAATGGCAACATCTTATTATACAGGCTGTGGACAATCAATGAAAATCGAAACTGCTGAAATCGTACACATCTATCCAACCGAAGTTTGGTTTGAGAAAGACTTCTTTGGTACTATCCATATCAAGATGCAGCATATGGCTCCGGACACAAAGCCATTTACTTTTATACAACTGCATTATGATTATGCTTATACTAGCAACAGTCATCAGAGAGATATGGCCAAACAGATTGGCAAGCTGTTAGGACAGGATGATATACAGGAACGAACATATGTTATGCCTGATATTATGCCTGCTATCGAAGACGATGAAACTGCCTGTTACTGTTTCAACTGCAACAAAGACAAGAAAACATTCTCAGGCATTCCATTCGTTGCCACTGTGATGATCGTATGTCCAACCTGCGGCAACAAACGTTGCCCACACGCAACTGATCATAATCTAGAATGTACAGGCTCTAATGAGCCAGGACAACCAGGAAGTAGGTATTAAAATTCATAAGACCAAAGAAGAAGCAGAAGCTTTCATCCGCAAGATCATGGGGCCTCCAAAGCGTAGGCTAGAAGGTGTCGAGCATGATCGCGTTTGGTTGCTACTACAGTTAACAGAGCCAGTTAGAGAGACTAACAATCAACACAGCTGGTGTGCTGAATATAGCATTGGTGGAATAATGTATGACGTACACTATTTCCCAAACGAAGATCCGTTTATAGAACAGTATCTATAAATAGATGCGTGGGAAGGTCCCACAACCAACACTCTTTAAATGATAGGTACTTAGAGTGTGTACCGTAAAAGGAGAAAACATGATGTATGAATCAAAGCTCGCCGCGGCTATCAAAGTAAACGGCAAAGTCCTACGTGAGTTCGGGGACACAGTCTATATTCCATTTGGCAGTGAATATAGCATCCTAGTAAAAAATCTCAATACAAAACGAGCAGTAGCTAATATCTTCATAGATGGCGACGATGCCGTTCCTGGCGGATTGGTCATAGACCCGGGTCGAGAAGTCGATCTTGAGCGTTGGATTAAGAACGGCAATCTTCGCGAAGGCAATCGTTTCAAGTTCATCGAACGCACAGGCAATATCGAAAAGAATCGAGGAGTCAAACTAGAAGACGGCCTCGTTCGAATCGAGTTCCAGTTCGAGCAAATGGCTCCTATCACTTGGGCCACACCTAGCATCTACCAAAACAGTGTGTTGCGTGGCACTACTGGTGATAACACTATCTGGCCTATGGGGTCTACTACCTGTTCAGTTAGCTACGATGCTTATTCAGTGAACAGCAGCCATGCAGTTCTTAATGATGTTGGTATCACTGTTCCCGGTAGTCACAGCGATCAATCGTTCGTTTCTACGACTGTTGGTATTTTGGAAACCGTAAAACACAGTATGGTATTCCATCTGCTAGGCGGAGAAGCAGTCAAGGAAGCTGTCACGGTTAAACACAAACCAAAGTGTGTAACCTGCGGCAAGCAGAATCGAGCAACTGCTAAGTTTTGCGCCGAATGTGGTACTGCTTTGGAGATATTCGCGTAAATACACTACAGGAGGGACTGGCTATGAAACAGAAAAAACTGCTTCAGAAACTGTATCAGGCTTGTCTTTCACACGATGAAGAAGCGATTTCCAAACTCCGTAAAAAAGAGTTTGCCAAGATACT